CACTTCGGCAGTCGGTGGAGTTCTTGGAAACGATAATGGAGCAAAAATATGCGACCAAGGTTTAGGGGGTTCAAACCAATTACCTAGTGCTGTTTTAGAATGTAATTCTACTACCCGTGGCTTCCTTCCCCCACGAATGACCACAACACAAAAGAACGCAATTGCTTCACCTGCGACGGGACTTCAAATATATGACACAACTTTAAATCGTCCGTGTTTTTATGACGGAACAACTTGGATAACTTTATAACTAAAAATATGAAAACACAACCAACACAAGGCGTAGCAATTGAACCAATTGTATACCCACTTAACGCAGGAACGGCAACGCAAATGTCCGTTTTAGTTCTTAACTTTACAACTGAGGCAACGACTTGCACAACGTATTGGCAACTGCTATCCGAAGACGGACTCCAACTATCTCAAGGTAACTACACTTTGACAGAAGAAGAGTTCGCAGCTTGGGGGCAGGATAATAACTACGTGAACGAGGTCGTCGCTGCCGCTATTGGCGTAACAATTATTAATCAAGTAGTTGCTGAATAAAATAATTAATCTATATTTGTAAAGAGAATTAATAATTATTAAAAATAAGGGTTATGAGAATTATTTTAGAAGAACAGCACGTAAAGGAATTAGAGAACTTTGCTAATGAATTACCAACAAAGTTTGGCGCTCCTTTACTAAATTTTTTAAACAAGTTAGCAAATGAGCAAGGCCAAATACCTACTAATTCTGATAGTGTCTCTACTGATGGCATGCAGTCCACAGAAGAGATTCAGTCGATTAGTAACTAAGCATCCAGAATTATTAACAACTGATACTTTAATTATTAAGGATACAATTAGAGTAATTGTACCTGAAGTTAAAGTTGATACAGTTGTTAAAGTAAACGACTTACTTGATACTATCTTTATAGAAAAAGAGCAGTTAAAAGTAAAAGTATGGATGAAAGGCGACGATGTATTTATCGAAGGCAAATGCGATACTGTTTACGTAGATAAAATTATTGAGAGAAAAATCCCAGTAAAATACTACGAAAAAACACAAACTTTTTCTCAAAAAATTAAAGAAACGGTAATAGGCGTATCTATTACCGTTTTTCTATTATTATTAATTTATGCCTTTTATAAATTCTTAAATCGAAGATAATGCAAGAAGTCTTACAATACGGATTACTAGCTGCTACTACTATTATTGGATACTTTCTAAAAATCATCCATAATGACGTTAGAAAAAACACTGAAGAGCTTGGAAAGCTTAAAGGTAAAATAGAATTAGTAGAGCAAGAAAGTAGATTAAAATTTGAGACAATTCAAATGCAAACGCAAATTGAAATTAAAAATCTTGCAAAAAATGTCAGTGAATTATCTGATGCCGTTAAACAATTAATTCTTAAATAATGGACACAACAGCAGTAGAAACAACGGCACCAGACTTTGGTGTATTTGCACAATTAGCAGACTACGGTCCGCTTGGTTTAGCAGTTCTTGCTCTTGGTTACGTAGCTTGGTTATTTATCAAAAGATATCTTGATGAAAACAAGAAAATGAAAGAAGAGCTTACAGAAAAGAAAGTAGTAAAAAGAAAAACTAAGAAGTAATGTCTTTTGGTCCTTTTGAAGTATTAACTCAATACGGCGTATTAGGTTTTGCAGTTTTAGGTTTAGGGTATCTTTGTTGGATGTTTCTAAATCGTCTAATGAAAAGCGAAGACGAGTTAAAAGCAAAAGTAGAAGAATTAGAAGGCGAGTACAGAGAAAATTTAGAAGACAAGCTTACTGAAAGTACAGAAAGCTCAAAAAGCCTTAAAGAAATAGTTCTTATGTTTTTAAGTAAAAAATGAAAAAGAAGCTGTTAGTAGTAGGTGCGCTATTTATTACTCTTGTTTGTTTTCAAGTGTTTTCAAGTGGTCACGGTCATGTTGTTGTTGTAGAAGATAATGTACAACTTACAGGTAAAAATAAACAACTTACTACAGCTAATAAAAAATTAACAACAAGTGTTAGTAAGTTAAAAGCTGAAAATGCAGAATTGACAGAAGATAAAGCAAACCTAGAACAGATGGTGTCTGAAGTAATAGGAGATTTAGACAGTACAAAATCTGTCGTTAAAGACATTAAAAAAGAACTAGCAAATGAAAAGGATATTGTTCGCAAGCAGTCTAGTGGTAAGCAGTTTGAGTTTCAGCCAATCACGTTACCCACTTCAGACAGTAATTGACGGAGACTCTGTTGTCATTCTTACTAAAGCACAAGCTGATACTATTAATGCAATTTTTGATAATCAAAAAGCTAAAATTGCAAAGTTTAAACAAGAAATTAAAATAAAAGACTCTATTATAACTTTACGAGATACTCTCTTAATTTTTTACAATTCTCGGTATACTGAATACAAAACAATTATAGAGACTCAAATCATTAGAGAAGATAAACTAGATACTATTAGAGAATGGCTTGCAGATCGAGCTAAAGAAGGAGCGTGGATTTATTACTCTTACGAAAATAATGAAATAGTAGCAGTTAATCTTTCTGATTATGTTGTACGTAAAGATGATTATACAGGCGATATTATGTTTTTTAAACGAACAGAAGATTGTCCAGATGACGATAAACAAAAAGAACCGCCTGTTGGTTGGCACACTGATATTGTAAAACCAAGAAGACCTAAACTAAATATTTTTAAATTATGAAAAAGTTTTTTAGAGAATTAATCTCAGATGACAATCAAATTAACGAACAAGCTTTTGTAGGCGTTATTTCGTTTTTTGCAATGGTGTTTGTATTATTAACAGATGTCATCACAGGAATTATTGGTAACGAATTAATTATCAAAGAATTTATTTTTGATGGATTTATGTTATTAACTTTAGGAGCCTTTGGTATTACTACTGCAGGACGTATTATGAAACTCAAAAACAAAGATAAAGATGCAACTAAGTAAAAATCTAGCATTGTCAGAAGTAACTAGAAGTGAAACTGCAAAACGTAGAGGTATTTCTAACATGCCTACACCTGAACACATTGAAAACTTTAAAAAGTTAGCTGAGAATGTGTTTCAACCTATCCGTGATCACTTTGGTGTTCCTATTCGTATCTCATCAGGCTACCGCTCTGCAGCTTTGAATAAGGCTATTGGGGGCGCATCTTCCAGTCAACATTGTCAAGGTGAAGCTATTGATATTGATATGGACGGTACAACAGTAACTAACGCTCAAATTTTTAATTACATCAAAGACAATTTAAACTTTGATCAATTAATTTGGGAGTTTGGTACAGATACTAATCCTGATTGGGTACATGTTAGTTATGACTCTGCAGGTAAACAACGCAAGCAAATTCTTAAAGCTATTAAGAAAGGCGGAGCAACATCTTATTTGCCATATAAATAGCAAATGACTACTATTTGCCACAGCAAAAATGTCCATGAAGTTATACTACCATTAGGTAGTAAAAAACTTGGTATATTTTCAGATATTCATTGGGATAATCCTAAATGTGACTGGGATATTTTAAAGAAAGATCTTGACTACTGCAAAGAAAATACAATCCCCGTTATGTTTAACGGGGATACTTTTTGTTTAATGCAGGGTAAATGGGACCCAAGAGGTACCAAGTCTGACATTCGCCCTGAGCATAATAATATTAGATATTTAGATTCTATTATTGAAACGGCTGTAGATTTCTTCACGCCTTACGCGCACTTAATCACTGTTATCGGATACGGCAACCACGAAACTGCAATACTTAAACGTCATGAAACAGATGTACTTCAGCGCTTTGTTGACTTGCTTAATTATAAGAACCATACTAACGTTCAAACAGGAGGTTATAGTGGTTGGTTAATTATTAAGCAAGAATATAGAAAAGGAGTATTTTCTACTTTTAAAGGTAAGTATTTTCACGGTTCAGGTGGTGGAGGTATTGTTACACGTGGAGAGATTAATCTTACTCGTGCTTTAGAAACATATGAAGATTTTGAATTCTTTATTATGGGACATATTCACGAAAATAAATGTACTAATGTAGTACGTGATAGTTTGATAAGTCATTCTACAGGCTATAAGATGGTTCATAAAAATATTCACTTAGCAATAACTGGTACTTATAAAGAAGAATTTGGTGATGGCTCAAAAGGATGGCACGTTGAGCGTGGCGCACCTCCTAAACCTGTAGGAGGCAGAATTTTAGAATTTTTTACAAGAAGAGAATTAACTGGTAAATCAGAGAAGATATTAAAAAGCATCGATAGTTACAAATTCCCGTTATAATATTTAACTTTGTTAAAGTAATTAATTATTAGGGGAGAGACGTGGTTTAGCTCTCCCCTTTTTAAAATTTAAAAACTAACTATTTTATTAGTTATATTTGTTTAAAATAAAGAATATGATAATTAGAAATAATTGGAGACATCCAAAAAGACAATGGGACAAATTAGCCATTAAGTTTAGAGTGTCTTCTTTAGATATTTTTACAGTAGAATTTGATATTTCTAGAAACTTCTACTGTTTAACAATATTAAATGTTAGCTTAAAAAATAGATAATGGCGAAGATTAAAGATATGACAGGTGGAGCGAAAGCTAAAGTAAAAGTGTCTCGTCCTGGTGTTCATGCTAAAACAAAAGTTTCTAAACTCAAGTCATCTAAAAAGTATAAAAAACTTTATAGAGGGCAAGGTAAATAAATAAGTTATGTTAACTCTAGAAGATCTTCATGCACAAATAGATGAATCATTGGCGATAAACTCCATTGAATCTTCTTTTTCGTATGAGTTATATACTGATTTAATTAATGAGCAAAGATCTCTTTGGTTACGTAACGAGTATAATAAAAACCGTAGTATAGATCCTTATGTAGTACAGACATTAGCCTGTGTAACATTAGAGCCCGTTAACCCTATTGATTGCTGTATTACTGTTCCTACAGGGTGTAAAGTATTACGTACTACTAAAGCTATTCCTAATACTATTGAATTCTTTTTTACAAAAGGGATAGTATCAGTAGGTTCTCCTGATATTACTAAAGCAAGAATTTCATTAATTGATTATGCAAGAATAGCATTTATTGGACATGGGCGCACAACAGCTAAGTCTGTATATGCATTTTTATATGATGGTTACATGTATCTTATTAGTAAGAGTCCAGAATACTTAATGACTAAATACATTACTATTCGTGGTTTATTTGAGGATCCTACAAAACTTAGTGATTTTATTAACTGTGAAACACAGCAAAAATGTTGGAGTCCGTCCGATCCTTATCCAATAAATCAATGGATGTGGGCATATATTAAACCATATATTTTACAACAATTAATGCAGAAAACAGTATCTGCACTAGATAATGCTAATAATGCTAATGACGATAGAGTACAGCAAAACGTAACAAATGCATAATTTTTTAAAGCGGGGAAAAGGTAAAATACTAAGCAGTGTAAAGAAACAAGATTTCTATAAAGACTACAAAGAAAGAAGTAGTAACCCAATAGACATCAAACTGTTTAACAAATTTAATAAAGAACTATTGCAACTATATAGTACAGAAATAGTTACAACAGGATTAGAATTAAGAATTCCGTATGTAGGAAAATTAAGAGTAAGAGCAAAAGATTTACACTTTTTTCGAGCAGATGGAAAGTTAGCTAAGAGTCTAAAAGTAGATTGGCAAGCAACCTGGAGTTATTGGGAAAAACTTTACCCAGGAAAAACAAAAGATGAAATTACAGAAATAACTGGCAAAAAGTTATTATACCATGAGAACACACATAGTAACTCTGAGTTCTATGAACACTTTTGGGATAATTACAGTGCGCCATTAAAGTATAAAAGTTTTTATAATTTTAAACCGTCTAGACAATATTCGCGATTAATTGCTAAGACTGTCAAAGACCCAAACAGAAAAACATTTTATTATGGATGAGGCAATGGAATACAAAGAAAACGGTAAAGAAGTAGAATCTACTGTTAAGATTACCCGCAAACAATTTGAAGATGGTGGCTCTGAGGAGACTCGTGTAGAACAAGTTGAAGGTGGTTACATTATTACTAAAGAATGCCGTTATAAAGACGAAAAAGGAGAATGGCAGTGGAAAACAGAAAAGTCTGTAAGCACTGAAGATCCTACTCAAGAAAAAACACCAGAGGCTATTGCTAGCCGTTTAGAAGAAGCACTTAAAAACTTAATGTAATGTACTCAGGCCAACATGTTTCTTATAAAGCAATCCTTGATAAAGTTATCAGGGATTTCGGCTTTAACTACGATGTCCAAGAAGAAGAAGGAGTAGAATGGTTGGCCGAGTTTATGGCACACACTAATGTAGGTGTCACAATGGTTGAACAAATTGCTTATGTACATATATGTGATGGTAGAGGAGATCTTCCATTTGATTTATATAAAATTGGACAAGTAGCTCAAATACAAGGTATTGATAGTGTAGAAGAAGCTGAATGTGGTAAAGGTTCTATGTATCCAATGCGTTGGAAGACTGATTACTTTCATAAACGTTATCATTTAGATGATAGAGATTACACATCACAGTCTGCAGAGACTTATACTGTTGGCCAAGGATATATTTTTCCTTCTTTTGATAGCGGTTTTGTAGCAATCTCCTATAGTGCTATTCCTACTGACGATTGCGGTTATCCTACTATTCCTGCAGAACAGCAATGGTTAGAAGGTGGAGCTCACTATGTTGCGTACAAAATAGCACGCAAACTCTGGATACGCAATGAATTAGCTGCTGATAAGTTTCAAATTATTGAGCGTGATCGAGATTGGTATTTTGCACAAGCAGTTAACCATGCTAAACAATGGCAAAATGTTGACGAAGCAGAAAGTGTTAAAAATGCTACTGTACGCACTATTCCTGCTATGCAGGATCATGCTAGCTTCTTTGCTAATATGCAGCTTCCTGAGCAACGTAAGTTCCGTCCTAAAGCTGGTTCGGCTCTTATTTCTACAATTCATACACTAAGCGAAAACGCACAAGGTCCTAACCCAGCTATCTAATCATGAAGCAACACGCAAATAGTTACCAAGGGATGAATAAAGATACGGCCTACGATAGTATAGCGCCGACTTTTTATATAGATGCATTAAATGTTCGAATTACTACAACTCAAGGAGAATCATTAGGAGGATTTACTAATATTAAAGGCAACGAATATGCTTTTAGTTTGCCTTTAGACAGTGATCCTCCAGGAACATGGACAGCAACTAATCCAGTAATTATTGGTTATGCTACAATTCGTACTAGAATTATATTATTTGTTGCAGATGATTCTGGTACTAAAGGCTGGATTTATGATGTACAATATAACCCCGCTGATAGTACTATTACTTCAGGTCCTACATTATTGTATTACAGTGCAAATCTTAATTTTAAAAAAGAGTGGCCAATTGAAGCATTAGGTCGTTATGAGTCTGAGAATATTCAAAGAATCTATTGGACAGACTATAATAATTTTTTTAGATCCGTAAATACTAAAGATGTTAATCTTGCTACAACTCCAGTAGGATTAATAGATATTTTTCCTGATGTAATATTTACACAACCTTTAATTACAGGTATAACTAGCGGTGGAGGATTAATTGGTGGCACTTATCAAATTAGCTACAAGCTTATTACTTCTGACGGAAAAGAAACTTTAGTAGCCCCTCCAAGTAATATAGTACACATTGTATCTGATGCAGAGAGTGGTAATTCTTATACGTACAATGGAGACCCAACACCTATTAATACAGGTAAAGCTATTACTATTAAGATAGATACTACAAACTATCAAGATTTTTATAAAATAGAATTTTTATCTATTTACAAATCTTCTGTAACTGCTGCACCAGTAGTAACAAGTATAGAGCAAGTTACTCTTGATGGTGCAAATACAATCTCTATTATTTATACAGGAACAGAAAGCTCTTCTTATGATGTAGAACTATTTGATTTTATTACTAAAAACTATCAGTTTAAAACGCCTAAAACTATTACTCAAAAAGATGGGTCTCTAGTCATTGCTAATATTAAAGAATCTTTAGTAAGTATTCAAGATTTATTAGCACCAGGTGAAACATTTGATGCAAAAACAAGACGATATAAATATAACGGTGGTAGTCCAATACCTCCTTATACACCAGGTACTGCAACTAACGATTTATTAAATGCTTTTAATGTAGACTATAACTCTGATGCACACTGGAATAATACTTGGCATACAAACAGTCAATATAGATATAAGTCTGACGGACTTCGTTTAGGAGGACAAGGCCCAAACATTTCTTATACTTTTCACTTAGAACAATATACTATAGATTCTACTCCTATGAGTGGTTTTGGATTACCAGGTGTAACTCAAGTACCTAGTACTCCAGATTCTCCAGCACATAATCTAAATGATGGATATGGAGATTACGCTAATACTACTTTTCCTAACTATGCATCGCCCTTTATTTCAGGATTACTGCGTGGTTATAAACGTGGAGAAACTTATAGATTTGGAATAGTATTTTATACTAAAAAAGGAGAAGCTAGTTTTGTTGAATATATTGGAGATATCAAATTTCCTGATATTTCTGAAAGAGATAGTGTTACTAATAACTCAGGCACTACTCACTGGCCATTAAGTATTCCTGGAACAGGTGATACAACTTACGGTTATGCTATGGGTATTAAATTTACTCTTGATTTTTCTACTTGTCCTAGTTTACTTAACGAAGTAGAAAGCTATCAAATAGTAAGACTTAAAAGAGATATAGCAGATACTAGAAGAGTGTCTCAAGGGATTCTTAAAAACTTTTATTATAATCCAGTAATATCACCGCCATCAGGATCAGATTTTGATTTACAAGTAGATGGAAACGGTAATGTGCTACACTTATATCCTTTTTATCCAGAAGGTTCTGGACCTTATACTATTTACGATAATGGATCTTTTGCTGTATTTGGTGACACTAGTTATGTACCACAATTTGCAGATTTTGAAAGATTAGGAAATTATGTAAACTTTTATTCCCCCGATGTCTCTTTTAACAGTAGTAACATATCTAGTATTACTAATATAGGAAGTAACCCATGTTTACTTGTTACAGGAGCTTTAGGAACATTTGTTTCATATACAGATTCAGAAGATTACAGTGCAATAGGACTTTCAGATAATTGTATAGACACAAGAAAGCAATTTAGAAAAGTATTTCCTGTAAACTTTAATTCTGTACAAAATATTAGAAAGTGGCAAATTAACCAACTATTCCGCATGGAAGACACTAGTGATTATACACAAAAAGTAACGCCTTTATTTGGTAGCTATTATATGCGTAATTATTGGTGTATGGATGACTATGAAGACACAGCAGATCCACAAGTAAATCCTAATAGGCCACAGCAAGGAATTAATAACACTCGACCTGAGTTTTATAAATCAGGTTCTAGTATAGCAGGAAAAATAGGCAGGATTACAGTAGACTTTTTTACTGGTAATCCTGTACCTACTCCACCATCTGTAGATTACTTTGCAGCACCATCTTTTATCAAGCCGTTAAATTCTTCTACATATGCTCCATTAACAGATTATGAAAATTATTATCCTATCATAGATACTTTATTGCCAAAGCTTGAAGTATATGGAGGTTATACATTAAATAGTTTAGAGTCTAATAAATTTATTCCTGCATCTCCATTAATTGATGTAGCAAATACTTCTCCTGTAGTTTTTGGAGGAGATACATTTATTAATATGGCAGTTATTTCTACAGGATTAATAGAGTTTAATAAAGATTTTTATGCTGCTAATGATTTGTACCGTAAGAACAAAGCACAGACTCAAGCATTTCCTATAGAGTCTACTATTAATATAGACTTAGATTACGGCGCCAATATTCGTACTAATGTTAAATATGAATTTGATACAGAACGCAGCGTAATTCTTAGACAAGAAACTAATAATGCAGAAGCAGCTTATGCTAAAGTATTAGACATGTATCAATACAATTTTGTTTACTCTGCAGAAAAAGATGATGTTGGATTTTTTATAAAACCACAAAATTTAATCTATAGTGGTGCTAATGATATTAGGGCGTATTTGTCTAATGTAAAAATTAATGAAGAAGTTATCGACTCTTGGACAAAGTTTGGAGCTAATAACTTTTATGATATTGATGATTATGGTCCTATCAATAAAATATTAAACTGGAAGGATTTAGTATTTTTTATTCAAGATAAAGGAATAGGTACTTATACAATTAATCGTGCTGCTGTAACTACTACAGCAGATGGAGTACCGACACAACTTGGTACAGGATTAGGATTTGGTAAACATATTTATCATTCTAAAGTACATGGATGTATTCATCAATGGGCAGTTGATGCTACAGAAATGGGTATTTACTTTTTTGATGCTTTTCATAGAAAAATATTTACATTACAATCACCTGGAGAAGGTAGTCCATTAAGTCTTCCTATTTCTGAAGTAAAAGGAATGCACAGTTGGTTACAAAATTTACCTGCTGGAGTATTCTTACGTAAAGAAAATAATGGAGACAATCCTATTAAAGGATACGGAGTACATATCACAAAAGATGTAATTAATGATGAAGTATTATTTACTTTTTTAAGTAAAAACTTTATTAAAAGTCTTTTGCGTAATACTTCTTATGCAATGGAAGACATTATATTATATAATGAGGTTTACTACTATGTAGTTAATGAGTTTACAACAGGTAATGATACAGGAACAAACGTTAACTTACTTTATGCAAATAGTATAGAAGCTACGGAAAATCAAGTATTTAATTCTAACACACTTGTGTATGACGAATTAGCACAACAGTTTTCTTCAAGATATACTACTACTCCACCGATTTGGATTAATAACGGTAACATTTTAATGAGTCCTGATCCACTTGCTAATAAAAAAGTATTCACAAGTAATAAAGGATCTTGGGGTGTATTCTATAATCGTTTAGCTTCTACAGAATTAACGTTAGTTATTAATCCTGATGCTGATGTAAATAAAGTTTTAAGAACTTTAGAATTTAATTCTATAGTTAGAGACAACAATAAGATTATAGATCGTACACAAACATTAACAGGTTTTAGAGTTTATAACCAATATCAAGATACAGATATAGTACCATTTAGTCCTGAAAGATTTAAACGCAAGTTTGATAAATGGCGCTTAAAAATTCCTAGAGATCAAAACAGTAATGTTCGACAAGGACGTCTACGCAGTACTTATTTTATTGTAACTTTATATTTTGATAATTCTTATGATAAAGAACTTATCATGAATAAATTAGTGTCGTACTTTGATTATCAAATCTTCTAATGAAAAAGACTCCAAAAATACTGCCTACTTATTATCAGTCAAAAGGCACACCAATCTTTAGAGACACTACTGCTTTGCCTTTTGCTCAAGGAGGTACACTAGATTCAACTATTAGTGAATATAATCGTGACCGCGATAAAAATAAAAAAAATAAAAAACCACAAAGAGTAGAACCATTTGTTACTTCTGATCCTAAAGAGTATGCTTACAGAAAAGCAGCTTATGATGATAGTCTGACTATTTTTAAACTTAATAATGAATTTACTGCTGCTAAAAGATTAGCAGATGACAACGCAACAGGCCGTATAAGAAGCAGACATAATTCTCCTGCAGATGGTCTTCAAGCATGGGACGAACTTGATGCACAGCGTGCATATTGGGAAAGTAGAAAAAACAATCCTCTTTTACAAGATGTAGTTAACAAACCAACTCGTCCAACTCCTTATTTTAGAACATATGGACAAAATGTACTTCCAAGATTTAGTTTTGACCGTCCTGTCCAGCGTGTTAAGTTTGTTGAACCTACTCCAAATAAACCAAAAAGTAAGGTTAATAATAAAACAATTATTAAACCAACTCCGTTAATTACAAAAGAAGTAATACAACCTACACCTATTACAGAACAACTTATACCTATTCCAACACCTATTCCTCCAGGTCCTCCGCTAGTCCCACCTACACCCCCTATACCACCAGCAGAATATCCTGGTATTATGCCGCAATATAATATTGATGAGACTTCTATGTATGCTACCCCTGATCCAGGTGCAGAATGGGTCAATCAAACAGAAAGATATATAGACTGGGATGCCAATAGAATTCCTTATAGACTTCCAAGGTTTAGACAACCTGGACATGGTGGAGATTTAATTAAACCTGGTAAAAGAAGATATATTCCTATCCCAGGAATTGAAACTAGAAATAGTGCATATATTCAAAGAGAAGGGGAGACTACAGAAGAATACGGACAAGGAGGTACTATACATTTTGAACCTAGTGAATATGGTTCTGATGCTAGAGAACATTATGATGATGGGGGTCCTATCTACACATACTCTAAACGACCAGGATCTTATTACCAAAGAACACCAGAAGGTTGGGCTATTAGTAATGCTTCTACAGGAAATCAATATGTACCTATTAATGATCCAACAGGAGAACGTGCTGCACTATTAAATAAATATGCAACTGTATACAATGCACCAGTACAAGGAGCACCTAAACCTGTTATGAATCAAGCAGTGTGGAATAAAGCACAGCAACAAGGGGAGCAAGATTTAGCAGCAAAACAATTTGTTGCTAATGTTCATAAACAATCAGGCACTTCAGGTTTATATATGCCTGACGGTTCGTTAAAGCCTCAAGCAGCACAAGCTGCAAATTGGGTACCTCAAGCAATAATAGGTGCGCCTATAGCTGCAGAAGTTTTAGGAGCTGCTGCAAGTATTCCTTTAGGTGCAGGAGTAAATCTTGGAGGTGTAGCAAATGCTGCAGGACTTGTTCATGGAGCTACTCAAATTGACAACAGATATCAAGATTGGCAAGATGTTGCTGCAGGTAACATGGATTGGAAAGAAGCAGCATTAAAAACAGGACTTACAGGCTTAGATTTTGCGGGAGCAGGAATACCAATAAAAAATGCTAGTAACATTATTAAATCAATGAATGCTCCAACATTTGTTAATAGCAAAACTTTAGTAGATGCTCCTGCTGCTAAAAAAATAGTAGGCACTATTGATGAATATGGAGATTTAACAGATGCTTCTGGTGTTACTGTTTATGGAGCAAGTTCTCCAATTGGAGGAAATCCTGCTAAATTAAGCAAACAGTTATTTGATCCAGAAGCTCCAGCAATTAGTTTAAAAGATTGGAAAGAAGCACAAGAAAAAGCAATTACTACTAATGAACGATTTATTATTCCTAAAGCAGAAGAGCAATTTTTAGTTAATAAATACGCAGATGAATTTTCTAAACAATTTAATATTCCTACTTATCAACTTAATCCTAAAGATGTAGGATTGTACGGAAAGTTAAAAGAGTTAGAGTTTATTCCTACAAGAGAAACAGTAAGAAATGCTGAAAGCGAATATATGCCAGCGCTTAGCAGAGAAATACATTCAGATTTTTTACAAACTCATAAACCAACATTAGATTTAACTAAAAAAGAAGAGCTAGTATTAGATGCTTATGCTAGAGGATACGATCAACTAATTAATACGAGAGAAGCAGAAAAAGTTGCTCCTTTTTATCAAGAAAAAATTGCTCCTATATTAGAGCAAAGTATTTTAAAAAATAAATTTCAACAACCTCAAAGTTTAATTAGAGGAACTAAAAATTTTGATATAAATAATGAAGGATTTGTTATTAGAAATGGAGAAACTTTACAAGATTTAAAATTTTCTGATTTAAAGGAAGGAGATCTTTTTGTTCCTAAATCTTTTACTAGTACTAGTGTAATAAAAGCTAAACCAGAAACAACTTTAGGATTTGAAGCTCCTTTAACAGGATTTACTCAAAGAGCTGAAAATTTAGATTATGTAATTAATGCTCCTGCAGGACAAAGTTATATGTATCCTAATGCAAGTAATATACAACATTTTCCACAAGAAATGGAAGTTATATTACCAAAAGACCTACAGTTTAAATTAGATCGAGTAGCAAGTGATGTAGAACGTGGATATCTTGGTAATGTCGATGATATACAAAAAGGTGTATTATATAAAGGATTTACAAAAATGCCTAATAAATACTTTCCTTCAATTTCTAGATTTGATAAAATAGTAGACCTTAAAGGAAATAAAATACCTAAAAAGAATATTCCTAATATGATTAATTATCATAATAGAATGCATCAACCAAGTGTACCTAAATATTATTTTAGTATTGCTAACCCCTATTTATTTGGTGGTGAACTTAATAAAAACTGTTAACTTTATTCTTTAAAACTTACCATGGCTAAAAAAGATCTTATTAAACGTGCTGACGGCTCATACAGTCCACGAGGGCTATGGGATAATATTCGTGCTAATGCAGGTTCTGGAAAGAAACCTACAAAAGAAATGTTAGCACAAGAAAAAAAGATTAAAAATCAAATGAGTCATGGTGGTAAGATGAGTAGTTTTAAAG